GTGCGAAGCTCCTCCCGCGCGCCGGGCGAACAGACGTTCGGTCCTGGAGTTTTGCAGCACTCCCCATAAAAGGGGAAAGGGGCGAGAGCCTTGCGACTCTCGCCCCCGTGAGGGTTCACCCTCCGCTATTTGCGGAGGATGTAGACCTTTGGGGTCTCGCCCTCGGCGTATGCCTCCGCCCTTACGGCGTAGTAGGTGTCCGCTGGCAAGCCAAGAGCCTTGGCGATACTTGCCAAGCGAACACGCACGGTGTTCTCAGGGCGGTCATGGGTAATTTCCCCGTTCTTGCTCTCGCCAAGAATGTCGGAGACATTGACAAGGGTGGCACGGTTCGCACGGGCAAAGGCTCGGCGGTCTGCCCCGTCTTGGGCGGTCTTGGGAACGCTTGCACCCTTGACCACAAGACCCGCCTCGGTGAGTGTGGGGAACTTGTGGGCACGGGCAACGGCAGAGGCGAGGGAATCGGCTTGCGCTCCCGTGTAAAAGGCTTTCACGCCTTTCGCCTTGTTCGCTGTGCGGGCGGTTGCCAAATGCGCTAGTACGGCGCTCTTGGTAACGGTAGGGGTGGCAGAGCGCACGACGCGCGCCTTGCTCTTGGTTGGGACTGACTTAGTTGCCATACCTGAAAGGTTACACGCCCCCGCCCCCCTTCGCAAGTCATTCATTAGGGCATGCATTAGGGGTGGCGCACCCTTGTAAATAAAGGGTTTCGGTGAATGATTATGCACGGGAGTGCATAAAAAATGATCCCCTATACCCCTAGGGGTATCCCCTAACCATTGACCCTGCGAACAGTCCCCGGATGTTCGCAGCTGAAAGCATGCATAGCATTGCATCGATATATACTAAAATTTTCGATAATATCGGATTGGGAGTTTGCCATCAAAAATTTTTATTAAATTTTTGAAGAATATCCGTCTCACAGTGATTTGGGGGTTCGGGGATGTCGGGGAATCGGGGATTGGTCGATTTCCAAAACATACTCAGGAAGATTGATTTCGATTCTCTTGGGTGTCTCAGACTTCGCAAGCTTGTCAAGTGCGGGTTTATGGGCTCTAATCATCTTATCGACTGTTTGAGAGAGCTCAATCTTGCGGAGTCTAATCTTTTCTTTGGCTTCAGCAGATAAAGGTTCGGGGAGATTCTGAATATATGCTGCGTATGCAGCTTTCTTCTTAATTAGATCGAGGTCTCTATATACAAATGCTTGAATCTCTTCGTATTTCTCATTAGAGAACACAGAAGGAGTCTCAACTTCGATTTTTTTACTCTTGGAAATGAGTTTGTTTAGTTTCTTAATAATATTTAACATAATAATTCTTTCTTTATAATTGAATTTCGGGTTTAATTTTTTTCAGTCTTATTAGTAATATAGAATAAGACTCCTATAGAGGCTAGGATAACTCCACTGATGATGTTTTCTATCATTCCATACTCTCTCTAATGGGATATACATAGACATAATTTGCTGGGATAAGGTGGGAAAGTCGGTGATCCTTCGAATTTTGGGGGAAGCCACGATTGCTCCTACGCTTGTTGGTCGAATAGTACCTTTTTGGGCCACCCTTGCTGTTGTTTATCATCATATCAAAGCTTTTCGCTTGTACCTTGCCTAAAATTAATGTTAAAAGCGAATCGATAAGGGAAGTTAACCGGATTGCTGCCCGCATGCATAATACTACCATCAAAAATCACCGCCGTTCCCTTATCGGGTTCAATCTTATGTGTAATTTTACCATTCCCGTCATAAAAATATGTCGGACCATCCGCATTATTTATATAATACAAACATACGAGGTGTGGAACAGAACGACCATCCTCGTATTTTAAATCGACATGGGGCTCCTGAGGGGCATATGGGGACATTGTGACGCTAGGGAAGGTACAGTTGACCTTCGCTCTGAAGAAGGTAATACTGCCATACAATTTTGTAAGGGTGTCATACAACGGAGCAATGATAGGGAAGTGTGGAGATACGTCATGTTCCCCATACATCATCAGATGATGGGTCAGTTGGAGATCTTCTCCCCAAGCTGCGCTTCCAGCCCCATAGTTATGAATCTTATGAAAGCGGTAAGGGAACTTTGAGTCTTTTACATAAGCCTCAAGTTCGTCTTGTTTATCTTTGGGGATGAAATCTTCAATTATTGTTAGACTCATGAACTTCCCTACTCCCAAACAAAGCCATTAGAATCCCAATGGATATTGCAATTACTGCAATAAAGGCAATTGGAATCCAGATGGGGGACAATACCCACCACCATGACCAGTCAATATTATTGGTTAACTTTAATACTACAAATACAACCAGTAGAATGGTTGTAACTGAAGTTGTTTGTTTTTTATTTTCCATAGTTCGGAGACAAGGACTCGAACCCTGACTAAATGGACCAAAACCATTTGTGCTGCCAATTACACAATCTCCGAGAGTTAAAGACTATCAAGAATCCTATCAATAGCTTTCCACAGTGTAGGCCATTCAGCCCGATGTTTTCTCATCACATGGGCGTGGTATTGAGGAACCGGGCCTACATTGGCTACTGCCCTGTGAACTTCTTTCATCATAGCAAGATATGTATCCCTTTCCATCTTCGCAAGTGTAGCGTCAATTGAATGTTTTTCCGCTACCTTCATCCAGTTGCTTACTTGTTTTTCATATTCATCAATGCTTTTTTGCATATCACGAATTGTTGCATCGTATTCATTTGACATTTTTCTTGTCCTCTACATTTTGAACATCGTAATTATATGCATAATCATCGGATGTCAACCATTTAGAGCCATCTTCAACTCCCCAGATGTAATCACTTACCTCACGGTCAATCAGATGAACACCTTTTTTGGTTGTATGTGAAGGATCCCAAAGATGCACACGATTGTTAGGCTGGATAGCAAAGTTACCATCTTCTCGCTCAATCACATGACCGCATTTATGATTGGCTGAGTTAATTGAGTAATTAGAGTCAACAATATTGTTATCCGGGTGATGCCAGTCTAGGGTGAATAGATATTTTCCATTTACATCTTCTTTATGCCGGTCCACATAAGTCATTGATCTGCCCCGCATGTGCTCAAATGTAGTGACAGTGATGTATGGAGAGAAACAGTTCCACATCACCAAATCATGAATATCAACAACAGGGCTGTCTTCCCTCATGCAGAAAGCACTAATCGGCGCTCTCCACCAAACTCCGCCGTCTTCCATGAGGAAGTGAAAGACTGGTGCTCTGTCTGTGATAGAAGCAACACCAAAGATAACAACAGGGAACTTCATATCATGACTATGCTTTTGGTTCGTCAAAAAGTTAGCCCTCACGTAGCAATGAATTGGTGGTGTGTTTGCATTTAACTCTGGCATTTTTATTTCCTATCAAAAATTGTTTTTATTTTTAAAAACCAAAACCCCGTGCTTTTAAACACGGGGCAATGGCGTAACTATAACGATCCTCAAGGTAGCCTGCACTCGCGCAACAGACACAGAGGTGTCGTAATCATTATACACTATCGATTATTACGATAGAAGCCCCCGCCTTTAAGCTGGATACCCGGTGATGAGTATACCTGCTTAAGCGCGTCTCCGCAGACCGGACAGCGGATTATTTTTTGATCTTCATTAATCTTTCTTGTTTCTTCAACTTCATGGCCGCTTAGGCACCTGTATTGATATGTCGGCATTATTGCTCCTGTATAAAAGTTTGGAACGGAGCCCCCGTATACGGATCAAATTTAGAAGCGATTGATAAAGCTTTATTAATTGCGACTTTGGCTTTTGGCATTGTCATTTCTTTTCCATTTGACAATGCATATAATGCCCCAAGCGCATACGATGAGCCAGTTCCTATTGCATAGATTCCAGTCTTGTCCGAAGTCCAAGAATAGTCTCCATCAATAATATATATAGTACCATTTACAACTACAAGAATTTGAGATGAATGCTCTGCAATATGGTCTTTAGCGTCATTATCTGGCATTGCATATCCAGTATTTTCAAAACAGTTCCTAAGCTGTGGAATAAACTTCTGAGTAATAAAATGATCTAGTTTTACACCACCTTCTGAAAAAGGAGGCGCTGGTGGAATAAATACATGATGAAGAATATTGATAGCTCTAACATCACCAGCAGCTCCAAGTAGGTATCTACCGTTTTGTGCAACTTTTGATGTTCCAGTTCCAAGAGTCGTAATCTGGTAGGCCATGCCTCCCTCATCAAATGAAGAAACTCTTGAGTCTGTACAAATCAGTGAATATCCATCACCCTGGATTCCAACAATTGTTGTCACGGCTTATCAATACCCATAGGTGTGAGAAACCAACCATTAACCCAAAGTAGTGCAACAGTTGAATAGCCAACAATATCAAGTAATGTATCAAATACAGTTTCGTTCTTCACAGAGTTCTGCCCTTTTCTAGATGAAGAAAGGAGGTTATCGAGTCTTGCAATTTTATCGTGAATTCTTACAACCAATCCGGAAACTCCAAATTTTGAAACATTATTTGGGCCATAATCACGCTGCTTTTTTGCAACAGTTTCTGCAATCATTGTTTCTGAAAGAAATACATTTATAAAAGACTTGTATCTTTCATCATTCTGAAGTTGGTCAAACAGCCTAATAGCGCTATGAGCCATGAGAAGAAACATCGCTTGATGTGCTTCAATAACAGTTTGCAATTCTTCATGACTGCTCAAAGAATTTGGCTCAAGCATTTCAAGCCCTGATTCTAGATATTGATCAATAATGCTTTTAAGAAAGTCAATTTCATTATCTGTTCTAAATGTCATATAAGCAAATATGTTGTTATTAGAAATGGTAGATGAGTTTACAACAAGTTCAATACACTGTGACAAAGAAGCATTACCACACTGCTCTGAAAATCTAAAGATTTTAGATACACAAAATTTGTCAGCATCCTCCCATGTTTCAAACACTCTGCTATCAACAGCCAAAGACTTTTCAATCAAACTCACTTTTTATTCTCCGCTCTTTCTTGTTTTGGATCTGCAATTTGAAACTCTCCTCTTTTTACTTTTTTAAACAAGTGCCTATTTGCATTGTAATAATTATAAAAAGTAGGTAAAGATATCCCAACCTCGTCAGCAACAATTTTTGGAGTAATTACTCTTCCGGTATTGTTTTTCATATAGGCCGACAAGTCCTTACCCTTTCGACCTTTGCCCTTCTTAGAAACGCCATCGGGAATTTCAACCTCAAAGAACTGGAACCATTTGTTCACAGATTCGATTGAAGCTGAGTAGTAAGCAGAAACTTGTGCTGGTGATTTATCATCTCTCAAGCCAGCAATAACAGAATAGGCAACACGCAAATCTTCTTCAATTGTCCCTTTTGGGATTCTTGAAATGAGATTGTTTTCTTGTTCTTTTGTAAGCATTTCTTCCTTTTGTTGAGATGTTCAAGAATCATACCAGATAATCAAAGCATTTTCATCGAGTTTGCAAAAAAAAAGAGCGTCTCTTGGAATTAGTAATAATCTTTCGAAATATCACCACCAAGAGACGCTCTAGACTTTTTATTTATTCAAATGCCAATCAATATGATTATCTAATTTCTCATTAACCGAACGAACATCATCGTGTAAATTTTGAAGAGAGTCATAAACCATGTTATGGTCTTCTTTATTTTCTTTTCTTGTTTTCTGAATAAGAGTAACAAGAACAGAAAACACTCCTGCAATTACTACACCAATAATGCTTGCATCCATTAGTCGTTCAAAAGGAATTTAGCAATGGCTTCAACTTCCATGTCGAAATCGCCATATTCAGCTACATGCTCGCTAAGAATAGCAACCAAGTCAGACTTCTTAACTTCTGGGTCAAGAGCAATCTGCTTTGTTGGTGCTGTCATACCGGCACCAGAAACTGGTGTTTGTGCTGATCCAGCGGTAGGAATGGTTGTAACCTTCTTTTCTGGATCAAGAGGTACTTCGCTCATCATAGACTTCATAATGTCAGCCTGTGAGTTATGCCAAGCAGCTGCTTTGATATGGTCCTGCATGCTATCGGCGGCTGATTTAGCCATACCCTCATGCCAAGACTTCATTGCGTCATGATCTTGAATCATTTTATCAATGTTGTATTTCATTTTATTTCTCCTTATTGTTTAATAAATCTCTAAGTATAGAGACGAGGGTAGACATTGAATCTTCTTCTTCGTCATCCTCTTCTTCGTATTCATCTTCCATTTCTGGTTTTACGAGTCCATCTGGAATTACAGCAAATCTGCATTTTCCTTCTTCTTCTACTTTTTGGGCAATAATCTTACAAACACCATCACCCTCATATAGAACACAATTCGCACATTTAACTCCAATGTCTTTAACCTCATTTTCGTCTGGCTCATCATAGCCAGCCCAAATGCCGGTTTCATCTTCATTAAACTTGCCATAATTTGATGCAATTGTTATTAAAGCATCTGCAAGTGCAGCTTCTTCTTCTGCAAGATCTTCTGCGACTTTTTCCACATTTTCTTTTGTCACTCTGTAACCTCCTCCTCTTTTTTTATATTCTCGAACAAGCCATGCATTTGCATAGGCTGAAGGATATACATCGAATTTAGCCTTTGCCTCCGCTTTAACCCTTGCATAAAGCTCAGGATCAGTAGGAGTATTGGCTTTTTCTATTTTTTCTTTATCTGTAGACACATATATTGGCTTCTTGCCATCTCTTGTTTGAGTTGACTCAGCAGTTCTTTTTCTGCGTACAGCAGACGCAATCTGCTCAGGAGTCATTCGAGCTGCCCTTGACGCAGGAACACACTTTGGATATTTACCACTGCTTGCATCACTACGACCGCAAGGTTCAAATCCACCACCGGGTTTTGGCCTTGAGATATCAACCCATTTTTCTTTAAACCATTCTTTTAATGACTTTAAAGTTTGCTCCAACTGCTCTTCATCAAAGGACTTCTCGGATTCATACTCGCCAGTTGCAAGTCCCTGAACAGTTGCCTTGCGCTTTGCCTCACCCATCGATTCCGTATCACCGCGAGTGTAGATATAACACTTTCCACTATCTCCCCATTTAAATCCGGGGTTTCCATTTTCAGAGCAAGGATTTACAGGCATAGTAGACTAATTATACCATTAAACTATTGATAAATAGAATATAAATCTTCTTGACTCCATCTTTGGACAGGGATCTGGACATCTCTAAAGTAATTGAAAGCATCTTCAGATGTGTAATAAATTCTCGCATAAGCCTGAAGAGCTTCTTCATCATAGACCGGACATTTTGGATTAGGGTCTAAATACACGGCTTTAAACTGGTATGGGTCTTCATGCCAATGAATGGCATTAACCACCACAAGCTGACGATTGCAGTACGGACATAACTTTACTGGATATGGAAAATCAGGAATCACTCTCCCCATCAACATCTGGTTCCTCCTTTTGATTAAAAACCTTATTTCTTAATATAAAATCTATTATATCGTCAATTTTCTTCGTTGCAATTTCAATTCCATCCATTAAACAATTAAGTTCATCAATTGTTATTTCATAGTCATCCTCTGGAGAGGTAATTACAAATGCTGGAACAAAATAGCCCTCAAATGGAACGGCTTTTATTGTTATTGATAAGCTATGAATATCATTTAATTCATAATCATGCGGATAATTAACAACCCTCATTTATCAAATTGCTGCTCTGCCAGAACTTGTAAAAGCCATGTGAGTAAATGGTAGAGCATAAGCAAACAACATCTCAATAATCTCCGCAAACTCTCTAATCTCGTACTGAGCAGATTCCTCATTTCTCAAGCTCAAGAAGTTAATTAAAGATCTTGCATTTACTGTCCAAATAAACTCTGTATATTGAGTTACTGGCAGTACACATCGAGCAATCTCTTTAGCAACACCGGCCTCTAGAAGAGTGTGATAAGCCTTATCTGCCTGATTGATTACATTTTGAAAGTTGTAATATACAAGTTCCTTAACTTCTAGATCTTCAATTTCTTCAAACTTATAAGCGCCGGGTTTTCCAGTTTGCTTTCTAATTTTGTCATAAGCTGGAATATAATAATCAATAACTGGAGGAACATGGTATCTCATACTCATTTCATTAAATGATGACCATCTATGTCTCATCCACTCTCTTGTTACAAAAATTGGAGCCTTAATTCTGAACTTAAAAATAACATGTTCAAACGGAGTAGCATGCTTATTCTTCATAAGGTAGTTAATTAATCCAATTGAGGATTCATCCATCTCCTTGACCTGTGCAGCAAAAGAAACCTTTGCTGCGTTGACAACGGCAACATCATTGCCCATCACATCTAAAAGCTCAACTTCTCCGTGATCCAAAACATCAAATACTGTATTCTTGTAACTCATGATGAAATCCTACCATGAAGAATTCAAAAAATTCTTTAAAAAAAGTCTTTTTTTGAATACATTGATTTGACAACTGCTGTATGCTAAAGCATGTCAGCATGCGTAGTACTCCTAGTATGCTAAGTATGCTTTAAGTACTTATAGTACTTAGATTATATTGTTTATAAAGAATTATAAGAATGCTATGATTGATACTATGGAAATAATTGCGGTTGTTGAGTCTGATGACTACGGCCCTGCCATTATTGTTGACCCTGATCACATTACTGTATTTAGTTTTGGTGATTTTTATATGGCTGCGACAAGATGTATGTACTCTGATCGCCCAATTACTTGTGAAATTTCTGAAGAAACTGCCCATGCATTGATTGCAAAAGGTGTAGTATGTTTAAACGCATTTGCTGAAGATCAAATATAAGTAAAGATTAATGAATAAAATTAGCTGGTTTAGCCTCAACAATTTAGATGAATCTGGAGAACTTTGGTATAGCCAAGGTTATTACAATGCTGGTATTAATACCATCTTGGCTCTTCAGAAAAAAGAAACTGCTGTTTTTTATAGCAGAGAAGAAATTGATTATCACATTAACTTTTGTAGTCCTTTATATTATAGATTAAAAAATAAATATAAAGTAGGTTATACTCCTTGGGAGTCAACTAAAGTACCAAAAAACTGGTTTTACCATATGTCTCAGTGTGATGAAATCTGGGCAACATCTAATTTTGTTAAAGATATTTATCTTCAGAATAAGGTTCATACAAATATTCATGTAATACCTCATGGAGTTACTCCAGAATGGGAAATTTATGAGAGAGAGTTAACAAATAGATTTGTATTCCTTCATGTCGGTGGAGATTCTAAAAGAAAGAATGCACAACTTGTTGTAGACGCTTTTCTAGAACTCTATGATGGTGATGATGATTATAGGCTAGTTCTTAAATATAACAACTTCTGTCATGCAGAAGTTTATATTAATGGTAATTTGGTCAATGCAATTGAGCATCCTCAAATTGTTGGGATACCAGACATTTTTACTACGGATGAATTAGTACGGCTTTATCATAAATGTCATTGTATGGTTTATCCAACAAGCGGAGAAGGTTTTGGCTTGATTCCTTTAGAGTCAATGGCTACAGGACTTCCAACCATTATTACAAACGCTACTGGCTGTACAGACTATGCCCATCTGGGTATTCCTATTTCAGCAACAATGACAAAAGCCTCTTGGCATGACCATGTATACAATGATGATACAGGCCTATGGGCCTCTCCAGATATTGACGAACTTTTAAAAACCATGCAAAGTGTTGTTAATGAATACGATGAAATTTCAGACTTTGCTATGAAGTCTGCAAGAATTATTCATTCTGAATGGTCTTGGGATTCTGTTGCTGATAAGATTCTTGAAAGATACAAAGATTATCAAAATACATTCAATTGACCCAAGCATTATCTAGTGCGAGCATGAACTTCTTTTGGTAGTATTGTCTTTACACATATTTAGGAGTTGACATGGTTACTACACATTTTTCAGAGGCTTCAACGCCTCTTTTTTCATTTAAATTGAGCGATGATTTTGTTTCATCGTACAATGATAAGACTGCGCCTTTTGGTTACAGAGACGCAGCAGGAAATTCTGTTGGAGAGATTACTTTTCTTCGTACATATTCTCGCAAGAAAGCTGACGGAGCAAAGGAGACTTGGGTTGATGTTTGCGAAAGAGTCATTAATGGAATGTACTCATTGCAAAAAGATCATTGCAAAAAAAATCGTCTTCCTTGGAATGGGGTTAAGGCTCAGGCTAGTGCAAAAGAGGCCTTTGATCGCCTTTTTAACTTGAAATGGACACCCCCCGGTCGTGGTCTTTGGATTATGGGAACTCCACTTGTCAATGTTCACAAGAACTCAGCAGCTCTTCAGAACTGTGCTTTTGTATCTACATCTGAAATGAGCAAGGACAATCCGGCAGAGCCTTTTACATTCTTGATGGAAGCATCAATGCTTGGAATCGGTGTTGGTTTTGACGATAAAGGTTCTGATAAAGAATTTACAATCTATGAACCAACAAAAACTCCTATTCTTGACATCATCGCTGATGATCGTGAGAGTTGGGCAAGAGCAACTGGCGATTTAATCAACTCATATCTTAAGCCTGATCAAAGCCCCATTAACTTTGACTACAGCCTTATTCGCCCTTATGGTTCACCTATTGCGACTTTTGGCGGTACTGCTTCTGGTCCAGAGCCATTGATTAAACTGCACAACGCTATTAAAAAGAAGTTTGAAGGTCGTGCTGGCGAAAAGTTGACGACTGTTGATATTGCTGACTTAGGAAATCTAATTGGAGTATGTGTTGTCTCTGGCAATGTTCGCCGTTCAGCAGAGCTGTTTATTGGCAGAAATACTCCTGAAACATTAAATCTTAAAAACTCTGAAGTCTATCCAGAAAGAAACTCCTATGATCCAGAAAATCCGGGCTGGGGTTGGATGAGTAACAATTCAATTGAAACAACAGTAGGTGCAGATATTTCGAATATTGTTGATGGCATTGCTCTTAATGGAGAACCTGGTGTTATCTGGATGGATATGTCTCGTAAGTACGGTCGCCTTATTGATCCACCAAACAATAAGGATTGGCGTGTTGCTGGATATAACCCCTGTGCAGAGCAGTCACTTGAGTCCTACGAGTGTTGTACGCTCGTAGAGACTTACTTAAATCGTCATGAGTCACTTGAGGACTATAAGCGCACTTTGAAATTTGCATACCTTTACGCAAAGACTGTAACGCTTCTTCCTACTCATTGGGAAAAGACAAATGCAATTATGCAAAGAAATCGCCGTATCGGAGCGTCAATGTCTGGTATTGCAAACTTTGCTGATATTCATGGAATTCCTGTCCTTCGTGAATGGATGGACCAAGGCTATGAGG